TCTTCTCCATCAGGGGCAGGAAGGAAACGGATAACTGCATATCCATTACCTGTCTTATCCATCTCTGGTTTCCACAGACGGTCATCTCCACCGCCACCAGTATTGTTCATCTTCTCGACTTCTTTAACCAGTTTAGAAGTCAGGGAACCAAGAGAGGATTGCTTTTTAAGATTTGCGAAAGACATAGGATTTGTTGGATTAGTTGGATTTGGCTTTTGTGTGCTTCGTTATTCTACAGGTCTCTGCCATCTTTGTCAATTTGTTTTTTCATGATATTAAGCATGTTACCCATATTTTTGAAAATCTCATTCATATCTGCATTAGGAGGAAGTCCCATCATCTGTGCAGAATCAATAATGTTCTGCTTCATCTTTTGAGCTTCAGGATCATCTGATAAACTCAAACGAGTATAAAGAACTCTTTGCTTCTCAATAAGTCTTTCTAAAAGACCAACATGAAATAGTTGCTCCTCCTTGTTCATTTTAGGAAAGTTAAACACATTACGATACACATCATCTTGAAGTTCACTTATCTCTGTCATCTCTGCACGGACGACTTCCGAATCGAAAAAACTCATTTTCCTAAAACAATCTCCTTCACGATTTTCTTGTAACGAAATACATCAATATTTAGAAAGGGTGAATACTTCTTGATTCTGAGACTTACGGTTTGCCACACTGGGTCATTAAGTTTGGCATCAAAGTTTTTTCTGAAATCAAGTATCTTATCAAGGATAACCAGGGTTTCTATAGAAATATCTCCACCCAAATACTTTTTAAGGATAGTTGGGTGGCCATTCTTGCTTGCAAATACAGTGTCTAAGTCCTGATTTGCTAGAATACATTCAAGTTCTTCCTTGAAAATATAGGAGAGGGATTGATTTCTTTTCTTCCATGCAGTATATCTCCCTTCACCCTCTCTCATCATCTCACCGATCCAAAGTTTACTTGGATCAGTACAAGTAATAAAGTTAGATACAAAGAACTCAATTACTTCTTTATCATCTTTTCCTCTGGCAAGTTTTTCAAACCAGAAACGATCTTTCCTTTTATAGAAAGATTGTACAGTCGCACGACTTTTCCCACAATACTTATGGTAGTCATACTTTTCTTTCGTGAAGTGATTCTTCAACGAAAGGTACTGCTTATAGACATCAAAAGGCATCATCAAAAAAGTAATATGGAAGATTTTTGCCGGAAAATTTTTTCCGATAAAAATGAAATCAAAGAGGTAATTTAGCGCGAGAACTTTTCTTAAGAAAATTAAGTTCCATTGCTTCATACTTAACCTTCTCTTTCAAAGGTTTAGTAATTAGTTTAGGAACAAACTCTACATCAATACTATTTTTTTCACAGAAGTGAATGATAGCATCAATATATTTCATCTTACCCTCAAGAACAAGACTTTCGATCTCTTGTGTGAATCGGGCAGGACAAAAGAATTTACTTTCTAGTGCTTTTTCTAGTTCATTCTCCATCCCTTGCCCCAGTATTGTAATGTACAAATTCTTTAATGTATCGGACTAGTAGTTTAATATACTCCCCTTTATCACGTTTGTCAAACACTTTGACCTCACCACCAGGAGTGACCATGATGGTAATCAGTTTCTTGACGGGGATACCAGTCATCTCATAGTAAGCAGAGGCATAGAACATCTCTTGTACGAAGTAGTTCTCTAACCACTTCTCTGGTTTAATCTTTTCAGATGTCTTAAAGTCGATGACTGCAAGTTCTCCTTCGTACTCAGCGATGCAGTCAACTCTGCCTGCTAAACCAAGATACTCTGAATACAGAGTTCTTTCGATAGCATGTACATTATTTATCTTATCAAGATATGGTTTGGCATGAATGAACATAAACTTGGTAAGAGGTTTAAAATCATCCCAGTTTATTTCTTTATTCAGCATGTAGAGTTCGGTTGCCGCATGGAAGTCTGTTCCTCGGCTTGTTGCCTTCTTAGTGATACGATTTGCTTCCTCAATACCCACACGCTTACGCCACTTGGCAAAGATCTGTCGATTGTAGAAAGAAGTTACAGATGTAATAGAAGGCACCCAGTCTCCATTTGGAAGGTTATAGAGACGGATGCCTTTGGTTTCTTTCTTGTTTAGTTCAAGGTCACCGAGATAATTACAATGCTCAAAAATCATAAATTAAGATCCATTTTTGCTACTAAGTATTCTTTACAGAGACCTGAACGAACGATGTCTTCAACACCAAATTCAATAATATCCATAGATGGCATTGTTCTGAGAATTCTCATGAAATCAGCAATACCATTCTTCTCTGCGGTTTTAGTAAGGTCGGATTGAGTGGCATCACCACAGAACATAATCTTACTATTTTCACCGATCCTTGTAATTATACTATCAAGTTCGTGAAAATTCAAGTTCTGAAATTCATCAACAATAATAATTGCATTGTCAAGAGTTGTTCCACGGATGAATGAAGTGGACCAGAAACTTACTGTTCCTTGAGTTTTGAGATTACCATACAGCATCTCAAAATCTGCTTCTGTAGGAAGTTCAAACATATACTTTACCATATTCTTATATGGAATCTGATAAAGTGAAGATTTGTCCTCATGATCTCCTGGGAGGAAACCAATCTCTCTAGTCGCTACAAGAGACCTGACAATGTAGATCTTCTCATAGGGTGTTTTGGTATCAAGAACATCTTTTAAGGCATTGTAGAGCGTGATAAACGTCTTACCTGTTCCTGCTGCACCATAAGCAACGATGTTTTGATCGTTCTTGTAGCAGCGGAATAATTCTTGCTGGTTTTCTGTTAACGGTTCGATGGGTTTCATCAAATCCGTGTTGATTGGTTTCTTTCTTTTCATTTGTTTATTGGACATTCCAAATGGAACGGGAGTTTGAGTCTTCCTTTTTGCTGGCATAGAAAAGATTAGATAGGGCGAACATAGGAACCTGGGGCTTTTGATGCCTTTGTTAAGACATCATTCCACCCTGGATGGGATTTTTTAAGTTTATCCTTAAAATCTCCCACCTCCCCTGTACCAGGGAGGGTGGATGGATCACTCCAGTCTCTTGTCCAGTCAGGATTATCCTTACGCCAAGCATCCCATTCAAGGACACTCATCTTAACTTGTTTCTGTTCGCCTGTCTCTTTATTAACAACGGGGTATGTCGCCATACATCAATTCCTTTACTTAACTTTATTTATTAAATCCATTCCATTGCTTCAGCGACAGCAGGAAACTGTTCGATGAATATCTTTTTTGCACCCAAAGCAATATCCATATGCTCTTTCTGTGTTCCGTTTGCAGAACGCAAATCAATATAATGGATCCATGAACGAACTGAGCCGGTCATGTAAATTTTTGTCCCTACGGCGAGGGGCAGTACAAAACGAGCACACTCCTTTGCAATTCCATACTCAAGCATCTCTTTGTAGAGTTTCATACCTGCTTGAAAATGATTTTCCATTTTGATTTGAAACTCTTGATTAACGAAAGGATCAACATCATCAATGGAGTTTTGACGATTCTTGGTATCTTGCCTACGGAGTTCTGGGAGAGGGATCTTCTCCGCGAGTAGGGAGGAATCAGCATAGCGTTGCGAAAATTCTTGATATGTAAACGACCTATGCCGGAGCACTTGAGCCGCTATTCCCCTGGTAGTGTTAATTTCCAGGGTCATGTATGCCTGTTCAAAAATGCTCCAGTGTTGATGCTTTACACAATACTTTAACAATCCAGAAAACTTTTCATTCTCCTGATTACTGGGATTACTTACACGGGCACAGTAGGCCATATGCTTCTCTGCGTCTGGAGTGACGCTAATTAGTTTAGTCGGGGTATCCGTCATCGTCATTAAAAACTTCGTCGTAATCGGTTATGTAATATTCAGCAGGATCATCAAAGTTCTCCTGCTTAGTCTTGTATGCATCAACATCAGAGTATACCTCAGATTCTAATGCTTCAACAAGAAGTTTAAGATTCCTTACTATGAGTTTAAGTTTATCTCTTTCCATAAAAAAATGGGAGGTAACCCTCCCATCTTATCATTATTTAATTGGTAAGTCAATCACTTAGTGTAAGTCTTACCACGATAGCAGAATGTACCGTGAGTTTCCTTACTCTCTACACAACGAGTATCATACTCAACACCACGATATGAGGTGTGAGAGATTTGTGCGTCATGAAGG